CGAATATACCGTAGCAGCCGGTGCTCTGGTCGAAGGTAGCACCGAGGTGGTCTTCGTCGGCGAGGGTGGCGAAAACCGTTACGGGAACGTCGGCGGCGAAGGCGGTCAGTATTCTCAATTCGGCAATGCGATTTGGTCGCAAGGCGGCTATGGCGGAAATGGCTCTGGTGTCGGATCTATCCCTATCGAGCCGCCTCTTGGTCGATTTTACACGCCGACAAACCCGCGTCCTGCGGTATTCGCGCTGACCATCGCAGAGAACGGCGGAACTCGCGGTGTCGGCAACTACCAGCCGGGCGGCGCCGTCACGTATGCGGGCGGTGGCGGTGGTGGTTGCACGAATGACTTCGGCGGCTCCGCAGGCGGATCTTCGACATTTGGCGGTACGGGCGGTACCGGCGGTGACGGCTTTGCTGCAAACCGTAATGCTTCGTCCCCTGCAGGCGGAGGCGGCGGTTCGGACTGGGACGGTGGCCCGTCCGGCGCGGGTGGCACCGGACGGATCGTGATCAGTTGGACTTGACCCTCGACGGGTTCATGTAGTTGTGAGGCCGTGACGGCTTCGCTGACTTCGACAGCGGCACATAACAAAGTGCGGCATGCTCCGCACAATATGCCCCTGTCTTCTTCGGGTCGCCGCAGAACCGGAACTGATCCGGTGTGCGTCCGGAGATCACGTACCGGCATGATTCCGCCTTCAGGTCGATGAACTTGATGCCCAGCCGGATGACCTGTTGTTCGACAGGTTCCGGCGCAGGCGGTGGTTCGAGTTTTTCGAACAGAGGCAGCGGCGGCGGCTGTTTCGGCGGTTTGGGCGGCTTCAGTTTTACCACGACGACCTTCTCTTCAACCGGCTTCGGTTTCGGTTGTGGAGCAATAGGTTTGTTCTTCGTGGGCGACATGACGACGCCGTGCTGGCGCATTCTGTAGATCAAGCCACAGATCGCGTTTTTCGTGAGACCGAGTTTTTGCCCGATCTCACGCGTAGTCAAACCCTCTTCCCAAAGCGCATGCACCTTGGGCCACAGGATGTCTCTCGGATGCTTCACGATTTATCCGTCGCCGTTCCGGGCATGAAGTCTGCCGGCAAGTCTGCCGTCTTCAATGGAGCCTTCTTGCGAGAGAAGCTGTCGATGACGGTCGACACGATCGAAGGCTCAACAGGAACCTCGATTATCGAACCCGGCGGATACTCCGGAGCAAGCTTGGACGCCATCTCTTCGACGGTCTGCTCCTGCTCCGGAGCAGGATCGTCCTTGCGGGTGATCAACTCACGCAGATCGTCCCCGAACGCGATGTCCTTGGATGACTGCAGGTTCGCGAACTCGCCCGCCATCGCGAGATAGTTCACGCCGTCGATGTAGTGATCCGTCTCGGTGCGGCTCTCGCGCATGCGGACCAGTTTCATCACGGTCAGGATCATCGCCACGTCATAGGGCGAGATCTCTTTCACGCAGATCGTCGAGGCGATCTTGGAGACGTTTTCAAAAACTTCCACGGCGGGGCCGTAGAGGTCCCCGCGTTGTTTCAACGTGGAAGCTGCGCTGTCCAGAATGGCCGTATGTTTCATCATCATTTTCCTTTTCATAGTCCACATACTGCTGAACCTTCCCGATATGTGCGGTGTTCAGCACGATCTCGCCCCGGTCCTGCCAGAAGTTCTCTCCTGCAGGGCTCTGGCGGCGATAGAACTGCCGTCCGGACACGAAAATGTCCTCGTTCAGGATGCGGCAGAACTCTTCACAGGAGGCCGCGGGATGCTCAAGGAAGATCTGGTGGACCAGATTGCCCTGATTGGACGGCATGTTCATCGTGATCATAAACCTCATCCGTCTCTCCTTACGACCGTACCATCAAGTTTCTTCTTCCACTTGGAATGCCGCCCGCCCGGCAGAGGGTTGCGGCTCTTCTTGGCCCCGATATGGCGCTGATGGATGCGCTTCACCTTGGCGATCAGCGGAGCATCCACAGTAGCAGTATGGCTGCGATGGCACCTGCGATGGGCAACCAGCCAATTAGAAGCGTCGTCAGCACCACCTGCTTCAAGGGGAATTTCATGACTGACATCCCATTCTTCTCCGGGGTGTACCTTCATGCTGCACAGATGGCAAACGCCGCCGTGCCTCATGAAGATATCCGCCCGCATCTTGGCGGTGATGCGGACCCGTTTCATGACGTAAGCCTGTACGCCTTTACGATGACCTCTGCGTCGCTGAGCTTGTCCTGCGGCACCCAGAAAGAATGACCCTTGCCGACCTTGTTGGCAACGGACGGGAAGTCCCGCATGGCCCGCTTGGCCGAGATGCCGCCGACGATCGTGAACTTCGGGCACTCGTTGATCACGAGCATATAGACGCCGTTGGGGTCGTCATTATGCTTGATGATCAGGTGGCCGTTAGTGTGCCGGGTCGATCGAATGTGCAGCAGGTTGCCGACATCCGGGCCTTTGAAAGACCGCATATGTCCGAACCAGAAGACGTTCAGGACTTTTGCTACGGCAAGCTCCGCGCATGCTCCGTCGATGTCCACATCCCAATCAGACATGTCGGACTGTTTGCGGTTCGTCAGACCGGCCTTCAAGCTGTCCATGCGCCGACCGATACCGGCGATGGCCCCGAGGTGAACCTCATCCAAACTCAATTCGATCTCGATCGTGCTCATTGCCGGGTTTCATTCCAATTGCATTGCTTCTCGCGATCGAGCGTTTCAAGACCGACACCGACGCAAAGCATCATCCATCCTGTCGATCCCATTGCGGCGTCCATGTTCGGCGCCTTGTCCGCAAGGAAGACCGTCATCGCCAGCGCCAAGGCTGCCAGAGCCTCGTGGGGGTCATCAAACTCCTGCAGGATCTCGACCAGACTTTCTTGCCTGTCATGCCCATCGGCGGTGAGGCTTTCGATCATGTCGTTCCATATGTCATCAGCATCGGTCATAATTTCATCTCTGCGCGTTTGGTGGCCTCGAACGACTGCCACTCGTGATATTTCATCCGAATGTATTCCAACTGCACTTTGAGGAGCGAGGCACGCTTCCGCGCCTCGACCATTTCGGTGATGTAGGCTTTCCAGTCCTCGGAAGCCTTCACCTGCATCTCTGCTTTGGATACGGCCATGTCGCCGAGTTCCGACATCAGACGGGACAGGAACGCCGACTTGGTCTCCTCCAGCATGTTGGCGGCAGAGTCCGCATCGACCCACTTCTTCGCGATAATGCGGAACTGCTCGGAAATCGGCAGGTTCGGGTCCATCAGAACGGCATCTCGTCGTCATCGAGAGACATGATGGGGTCCTGCCGCGGGGTTTCCTGAGCAGGCTTAGGCTGCTTTTCCTTGAACGAGAACGAGATGTAGGTATCCCCGTTCTTGTCCTTCTTCTTCCACACGTTCACCCACACGTCCTTGCCGAAGATCTTCGCCTCGCCGGTGAGGTCGGCATGGGTCTGCATTTCCTTGCGCCTGTTGCGGAAGGCCGAGCCGGTCATGTCCTTGGTTTCGTAGGCCATCATGCTTCTCCGTAGAGCTTGTTCAGGTTGTCGATTTTGGCGTCGAGTTCCGCGAGGAACTTCATGACTTCTCTTTCAAGGCCGTTGATCAGGGGCAAGTCGAGTTCGATTCGCTTGATCCACAACTGCATGTTCTCGGGCAGGCGTGGGTCATAGCTGACGAAGTCGCACCACTTTCGATCCGTACATGCCATCTGCCACATCATTTGAAGCATATACTTTTCCGGCACAGTGCCGCTCAGCATCGTTTCGATATGCGTCGCCGTGTTCGGACACTTGATCTCGACGAGACCGTTGTCCCCGACGAGGCCGTCGGGCGAGGCACCGGACATCGGGATGGTGGGGTGGGGAACGAAGCCGGTCTCTTCCACCAAGTGACCCGTCCGCGCCTCGTAGGCCGCGCGGGCATTGGGCTCCTGCTCCGTTCCCCACTGCATGGCAGCATTACTGAAGGAGGCCCCCCTTTGCCCCGTCAGACGCTCCACCACCAACTCGGCCATGTAGTTGGCGCGAGATGCCGAATATCCGCTCTTGGTCTTAGCGACGACATCCGCAACTCGTGATGCCGTCACTTTGCCAAGGCGTTCAGCGAACCACCCATCAGTCCCCTGTTCTATTAGATCGAACAGCCGTTTTGAGAACTTGTCCAAGTTCTTGTCCAAGTCGTCGCTCATCACGCGGCTACCTTCGGCTTGTTCTTCGATCCCTTCGGGCGACCGACCTTGCGCCGCAGGATCGCAGGTTCCCTCCTTTCCGGTTGGCGATTGAGGAGGGTCTCGTTTTCCTGTTTCAAGGCATCGATCGCGTGCCTGAAGTTGCTGAGAAGCGTTCGGCGCGTATCCAACTCCTGCTGCATCTCTTCGATCTGACCGAGCAGAATGCAGATCACCTTTTCACAAGCTTCCTTGTTCATCACGCAGCTTCCACCTTTGCGGCGTCTGCCTTGACGCCTTCTGCCTTCAGTTCCTTCAGCACGTCACCGCCCATCCAAGAGCGATGTTCCGGAGCAAGAGATGCCCACTTCTCGCGAAGAGCTTCGGATCCTTCCTTCGCCGCAGCGCGGAGACTGTCGAGGATCCGCTCGCGGAGCTTGTTCTGCGCCTCGCTTTGCCGCGCCTGAGCGGCCTCGTTCACGACCGGGCGCTGCACGGCGGCATTGCCGTCGTCGTCCTCAGACGCGATCGACAGCATCGACATCAGGCCGTAGCGGCGACCGTAGGTGATCGCCGAGCCGATGCCCTGCGCGTCCCACTTGTTCACCGGCAGACGCAGCGTCTCCGACATGAACTCCCCGCTCTTGTGCAGGATCATGGTCTCCACCTCGACGTGATTGTCGGAGGTGCGAGGGAACTGCATCACGACCAAGTCGTTCACCGCAAGCGGCTCACGAATGACGGAACGCACGGCTGCGAGATCGGCGTAACGCGATTTGAACATAGGGTTGAGACCCGTCTTGGTCGCGTCGTCGATTGCGCCTTGGGCTTTGGAAAGAGCGGTCGCCAGTTCGGCGATGGTGTCAGACATCTTCATGTCGATCTCCATGTCATCGATGCCCCCGTCTTAGAGCAGCCCGATCGGCGCGTCAACCTTTATGTTGACATTTCGCCGTTGGTCCTTCAAATCCACAGCATGAAAAAGCGCAAACACTACGTCCTCCTTCTCGTTTGGCAGCGCATGCACTCATGGTCCGAGATCGCTCGGCGCTTGGGCGTATCGCGTGCTGCCGTGCAGAAGTGGACTCAGGTCCCGCTCCGGCATCTGCATGCGGTCTCGGAAATGACCGGGATACCGCGCGAGCAGCTTCGGCCCGACCTCTATGAGTAAGCCGCGGACGTGGCTTGAGTTCTACCGGATGGGCTATGACACAGCCCAACTGGCGCGGATGTTCGGCACGACCGAGCCTGCTATGTACAATGCGATCCTGAGCGAAAAGGAAAAAGAGCATGATCGAAGTGCTGCTGCCGCTGCCGCCCTCGGTGAACCGCCTGTGGAGGACCAGCAAGGGCGGCATCATGTATCGGTCGGACGAGTACATGCAGTGGCGGAAGGTCGCGATGTGGGAGGCCGCGGCGCAGGCCAAGGGAGCGAGGATCGAGGGGCTGTTCAAAGTCACTCTGCGCGTGGCTCGTCCCGACCGACGCAGAAGGGATCTCGATAACCTCTTGAAGGCCGTTCTTGACGCCGTGGATCAGGCCGGGCTCGTCCGCGACGATGCCGATTGCGATTGGATCGACGCGCGTTGGACCAAGGGTGGTCCAGAATGCTACGTGCTGTTGGAAGATCTTGAGGAAGAGGACGCCAGCAAGTGAAGGTGCCCCTCGACGAGCAGATCTTGGCGATGGAACTCTGCCTGCTGTCGCAGCGCGGCCATGTAGACAATCTGCGTCGTCTTGTCTCCAA